CAGGCTCTTTTAATGCAGAAGAAAATTCAGAGATTTGAAGATGTAAGAGTAAAACTTACAGTTACTTTTTTTCACGGCGATTTAATCCGCAGAGATTCTGATAATCAGCTTTCATCAATTCTTGATACTTTAGTAGACGCAAAAATTATTGAAGATGATAACTGGAAAATCGTACCACGCAAAGAAATCAATGACGAATACGATAAAGGAAATCCCCGATGTGAAATAGAAATTGAGGAGTTCAAAAAAAAAGGAGATATAAATGAAAATCGTAGTTTACGTTGGAAAACGATACGTTTACACGTATTTTGCAAAATTCTTTACAGAAGTTGGTGTACTGACACACTGGAAGTGGACTGTGCCTGTTACAGATTTCTTTATTAGAAAACGAGGAAAGGCCCTGGGCTATGAAGCAGTAATCTGCATGAACGAAACAAAAAAATGGCAGAAAAAAGCAGAACGCTGCATTGCAGCTTATCACGAATTTGAAATGTATATGAAGGATAAAAAGTAATGAAATTTTACATCGCTGGGAAGATTACTGGAGACCCAGATTATAAAAAAAAGTTTGATGAAGTAGAAAAACAGATTATGTACAAAGGACACGCAGTAATGAACCCTGCGTGTCTTAAACAGTACAAGGAATTCAGTTGGGAAGATTATATGTTCATTACAAAAGCAATGCAGATGAAATGTAACGCAGTATTTTTTCTTTCCAACTGGACGGATTCAAAAGGAGCAATGGAAGAGTTTGAGACGGCAAAAAAACTTGGACAGCCAGTTTATTTCTGTCTTGAAGATGTTCCACAGTGCTAAATTGACAAATTATTTTTAAATAATTTAAGTTCATTTTTTTTTCATTTTATCTTGATAGCAGAGATTGATAGACGAATCCGCTTGGAGCGTGACTACGTTTATAACTGTTCTTAGGAAAGAACCAATCTATTAAATAGGAGCAATGCAGTATGGCATTTACCAAAGAAGACGTTTTGAAGATTCTTGCAGGGCAGGATGAAAACGAGAAGAAGGCTGACCTTATCGTTAGTCTTTACAATGACGATGTGAACGGTCTGAAACTTAACCGTGATGACATTAAGAAAGAACGTGATTCCTTCAAACTTAAGGTTGATGAGTTGACAGCAATCAATGCAAAAGGTGCGGAAGATTTTGCCGAGTTGCAGAAAAAACTCGAAGCCAACAGTCCAGAAGAAATCAAAAAGGCTTATGAGCAGAAACAGGCTGAACTTGAAAAGTCTTACCAGGGTGCTATCACAGAACGTGATAATAAACTGAAAGACATGGAAGTAAAGTTGGTGGCAGCACAGGACAACGAACGCTACTTGAAGTGCGTACAGGAGTTCAATAAGGCTGCTTCTGGATTTGACATTGAGCCTTCAGGACGTGATTTCATTCTCTCGTCAATCGTTGGTGCGAAAGGTGAAAACTTTTCGGAACGTGACTTAGGAAGTGGCTTACAGCTCATTAATAAAGACGGAAAAACAATCGAAGGCTCTATGAGAGCGTTCTTTGAAACAGACGTTGGCAAAAAATTCCTAAGAAATAGTTCATCAGGCGGCGGAGCTTCTGGAAACTCAAATAGTTCTTCTACTGTTGTCAATCCGTTCAAAAAAGAAACATTCAGCCTTATGAAACAGGCAGAGCTGTTGAAATCAAATCCCGAACTGTATCAGCAGATGAAGGCAGCAGCAGGAGCTTAATAAGGCAAAGGAGTAAACTATGCCAGCAACAAAAATTGCAGACGTGATTGTACCAGAAGTGTACAATCCTTATGTACTTGGCAAGACAATCGAACTTAATAAGTTCATTGCCTCTGGAATCGCAACACGTGACCCTGACCTTTTATTCCCAAACATGAGCCGTCAGGTAAAGGGTGGTAAAACAGTTCATATTCCATTCTGGAAGAGTCTTGTTGACGCAGACAATGCTGAAGACGAGATTATGACTGATTCGGACGATTACGAAATTAACAACATCGAAGCTGGTGAGTCAATTGCTGCCGTACTTATCCGTACAAAGATTTGGGGTGCAAATGACCTTGCTGGTTACTTCGCAGGAAGTGATCCGATGTTGGCTATTGCCAATATGGACGCTGCTTACTGGGCTAACCGTGAACAGCACGTTCTCTTGAACGTCCTCAAAGGCGTTATGGACAAAGAAGCAGGTGCTTTGAAAGAACACGTACTCGATATTACTGGCTTGGACGGTAATGCTGCAAAACTTTCAAACGAAGCCATGATTGACGCTATGTACAAAATGGGTGACCACGTATCAGAACTCGGAGGTATCGCTTGTAACTCTGCTGTAATGGCTGCACTTACAAAACTCAACCTCATCGAAACTGTTCGTGCTGCTGATTCTCCAATTGAATACAAGTATTACATGGGTAAACCTGTAATTGTTGATGACGCAATCAAGGGCGATAACAGTGAACATCCGATTTACTTCTTCGGACAGGGAGCAATTGCTTTCAACGAAGATACAAACGGAATTGAGACTACTGAAACAGACCGTGATAAGGTTCACGGAACTGACATTCTCATCACTCGCCGTGCGTTTGTAATGCACCCTCGTGGATTGAAGTGGGTTGGAACTCCAGTAAAGACAACTGCTTCAAACGCAGAACTTGCAACACCAGCTAACTGGGAACTTGCAGACAACATCAAGAATGTGCCAATCACAAAACTTGTAGCAAAGTTGTAATCTAACGGCAGGGCTTTAGGCCCTGCCCTATCTTTAGAGGTTTATATGAGTATGTTTACAACCTATGCTATCTCAAAGGCTTTGAAAGCTAAAAGAGAAGCAGAAAAGGCAAAGAAGGCAGATGTAAAAGCTGACGACGAAAAGAAAGCTGATACAAAGGCTTCTGACGAAAATAAAGTTGTTCCAGGTGCAGATAACGAAAACAAAGTAGACGCACCTGCTGACGACGGAAAGAAAGATAATGCAAAGGCTGCAAATCCTAAAAAGGAAAATAAGGCTGACGCAAAATCTGAACAGAAAACAAATAAAAAAACTGTAATGCGTGACGAGTAGAGGTTGGTATGGCTGATGAGGAAGTGGAAAAGAAAATTTCTCTTATTGTTGAAGACGGTTCTTGTGTTCCGTCTGCAAATTGTTATGTCAGCCTCGAATACGCAGATGAGTATATGAGGAATACTGGTCGTACATCATGGGCTGAAAAGTCAGAAGATGAACGTAAGGCGTTCCTTATCAATGCAACAAAATACATTGACAGAACTTATTCAAAACTTGGCTGGAAAGGTTTTAAGAAATATCACAGACGACAGGCCCTTTGCTTTCCTCGTGTAGAACTCTTTGATAAGGACGGCGATGAAGTTTTGAATATTCCAGTAGAATTGAAAGACGCTGTTTGTGAAGCAGCATATATCAATACTACTGTATCTTCACTCTTTGATATTAAAGACGCTTCAGGTGAAGTTAAAAGACAGAAAGTAGATGTTCTTGAAGTTGAATATTATTCTCAGTCTGAGACTGTAAACGGAAATTACATTTCTCGTTATACAGTATTGGATTCTATGCTTGCAGGTCTTTATAAAACTAAGAACAGTTACTCCCGAATCAAGCGAGCAGTTCATACAGACCTTTTAGGAGGTAGAATCTAATGGACTACGCAGCACTTCGTCAGACAGCAGATTCCCTTATTGATAATTTCTCTAACAATCAAAGTGCAGTTCTTCTTAAAGGAGAAACAACAAAAGACACTGTAACTGGAAAATTAAAGAATACTTTTAGGGAAGTTTCAGCAGACGCAAGGGCTGTAAGAACAAGATACTCAGAAGAAGCCATTGCAAAAAGTAACGGACTTATTAAAGCTGGAGACGTGAAATTTGTTGCACGTTTTTCTGAGGCACCGACAGAAGTAAAGGACAGAGTAAAGTACGGTGACACCGAGTACAACGTTATTCACGTTGATCCGATTGACCCTACTGGAAATTATGTCGTGGCATATATAATCCAGGGAAGAAAGGCGTAATGGCAACTTTTAAGATTAAAATAAAATCGCAAGGACAGTCTCAGTTTACATCTTTTACAAACAGAGACGGAAAA